GCAGCACAATCCCCCGTAGACGCGTTTGGCCTAGCCAAGCTTATTAATCCAACTGGCACCCCTAAATTTTATGGGCAGTTCCGTGACCAAGTTATGTATAAGGTAGGCACCTATCGTTGGATACCAAAACCGCAAGCACAAGCTGTTGTGCATAAAGTGTTACAACCTGCTATTCGGTTTGAGAAAGACCAGTGCTTAGACTTGCCTGACGTAACCTTTGTAGAACGGGATGCCCCCCTTACTGCCCAGCAAATGAAGTATTACAAATTGCTTAAAAAGCAAATGCTGATTCACGCAGGTGGAGAGCAAGTCACTTCAGTAAACGCAGCCACTAACATTAACAAGCTATTGCAAATATCCGGCGGTGCGGTGTATACCGATACTAAAGAAGTAATTCAGTTTGATGTATCCAATCGCCTACGTGTTATTGAAGAAGTAATCAACGAGGCATCACATAAGGTCCTGGTATTTGTTCCATTTACACATACTATAGAACTACTAGACAAATATCTTACCGAAGCTGGTATTACTTGTAGGATCATCAACGGGCAAGTGCCTATTAACAGAAGGCACGACATAATTCAAGATTTTCAAAACACCGAGAATACTAGGGTCTTAATAATACAACCTCAAGCGGCGTCTCACGGGTTAACACTAACTGCTGCCAACGTAATCGTTTGGTATGCTCCTGTGACCAGCGTAGAAACATACTTGCAAGCCAACGCACGTATTAACCGCCCAGGACAAAAGAACCCTATGACTATTGTGCATATTAAAGGAAGCGAAGTAGAAGCTAGGCTGTACAAAATGTTACAAAACAACATAAATAGTCACACAAAAATAATTGACTTATATAGACAAGAAATTGAAGAAATAGCTTGACATTGTCAAAGTCATTGGTATACTAGTAGTTCGTAGTTAGAAGGAGCTAAAAATGGAAGCTGTAGTTAATGATTTACATGAAGTACCAGCAGACAAACTTGCCGAGATCTACATCAAGATTAGAGACAAAAGAGTCGAGCTTAAAGAGAAGTTTGAAGCAGAAGACACAGCATTGAAAGAGCAACAAGATTTACTAGCGCAAGAGATGCTAGAAGTCTGTTACGAAAACAACGCTGATAGCATTAAGACACCAGCAGGGACAATCATTCGTAAAGTGGATACACGGTACTGGACGACGGATTGGGATTCTATGTATCAGTTCATACAAGAACACGATGCATACCCCCTGCTCGAGAAAAGGTTACATCAAACTAACCTTAAGCAGTTTCTCGAAGAGAATCCAAATCTGTTACCTGCTGGTTTACAAGCAGACAGTAAATACACCGTGGTCGTTAGAAGGAGCAAAACATGAGCAATATTTCTATTTTTCAGCAGAAAAACTCAGTAGCAACTAATCGTGAGGTTAGTGAATTATCTAAGTCCCTAGCGGATAGCGGTGGCAACGGTGGTACTACTCGCCGTATTACCATGTCCAAGGGCGTATTTCGTCGCATCGTAAACGGCAAAGAAGCTGGCAAGGTTAAAGATGGTTTCTTAAACGTTATCATTATTAACGCACTGCCAAAGGTATCTCGTCAGTTCTACGCTTCTGCGTTTGATCCTGATGCCGCCCCAACCCTGCCTGATTGCTGGTCTAACTTAGGCGATGTACCTGACCCTAAAGCCGCTAATGCTCAGTCCGCAAGCTGTGCTAGCTGCCCACAAAACATTGATGGTTCAGGCGCTAACGGTAAGGGTCGTGCATGCCGATTTAATCGCCGTATAGCAGTGATACTCGAGAACGATATGAGTGGCGATATTTACCAGTTCAACATCCCTGCCAAGTCGTTGTTTGGCAAAGGTGTGGGTAATACACACCCGTTTGAAAGCTACACTAAGTTCTTACCCGCTAACGGAGAAAGCATTGATCGTATCGTTACTCAGATTGCATTTGACGAGAACGAGACTGCTGATGTGCTAAAGTTCACCCCTGTGCGCCACTTGACTGATGAAGAGATTGATGTTGTAGAAGCAGCGCAGTCTACTCAGGAGTCTAAGCGGGTTATTCAGTTGACCGTAGCCCAGCAAGATGGTGTTGTTAAGTTGCCACCCGCAGCTGCTAAACAACCCGTTGAAGTAGAGGAAGAAGTTGACGAGCCTGTTGTTAAGCGAGCTAAAAAAGTTGAGGTGCCTGCTGCCGCATCAAAAGCAAAGTTAGCAGATGTTGTTAGCGCTTGGTCGGATAACTAATAATGACTTACGGTTACAGTGCCAAGACTATTCAGCTTAATAAACAAGCTGATAGCAGTAGGCTTGGTGTTGCTCTTGGTAAAGCGGCTATAAAACTAGGTATATCAGTTGCAGATGTAGCAACCACTATTGGGGTTAGCAGGCAAACGATATACAACTGGTTTGTAGGTTCATATGAACCTGATAAACGCTATACCAAGAACGTAACTAGGTTACTGAATAGTTTTAACAAGCACATTACAGAATCAAAACTTAAGTAATAAAAGCATCACCGGAAGGTGAGGGGGGATTAGTCCCCCCTTTTTTCCCCCTAACAACGAGATAAGAATGGCAAACATTGACCTATTAAACAGAGTGCAAAGCCCCGATGGGTGGCTTACCGTACTTGGCTTAAAGGGTAAGTCTGCTATACAAGAACTCGTTCAAACACGAGAAGAATTTGATACCTACGTAGAAGACTTTCTGTCCAAGGGCAGGGATGTGTATTTTGGTGTTGCTAAATTTGAGACAAACCTAAACCGCAAAAAAGAGAACGTAAAAGACCTCAAAGCGTTTTGGCTCGACCTAGATTGCGGCGAAGCAAAAGCAGAGTTAAACCCAAAGACAAATCGTCCTGATGGATACATAGACCAAGCAACGGGTCTACAAGCGTTGCAAGCCTTCTGCAAATTAATCGGATTACCCAAACCCCTACTTGTTAACTCAGGCCGAGGTATACACGCATATTGGCCCCTTACTAAACCGATTAGTCGGGAAGAGTGGGAACCCGTTGCTAACCGTTTGAACGAACTATGTGTATTGCACAACCTTTATGTCGATGCAAGTGTATTTGAAATAGCTAGGGTGCTTAGAGTCCCTGGCACACTGAACTTTAAAGATAATCCACCTAAGCCAGTAGAGATAATCTGCGACGCACCAGATGTTGAATACGAAACATTTAAGAACTTACTTGGTGTAAAAGAAGCACCTAAGAAGCCAACGGCCCCTAAAGAACTAAGTGAGTTACAAAAAGCTATGGCTGCTAATACCATATCTAGGTTTAGCAAGATTATGATTCGCAGTGCCAACAATGAAGGTTGCGCACAGTTGTTGTATCAGTATCAAAACCAAGAGTCTGTATCCGAACCCATGTGGTTTAACGCACTATCTATTGCTCATCGTTGCGTAGATAGAGAGAAGGCAATCCATAAGATTTCAGAAAGACACCCTGATTATTCACCCGAAGACACAGAAGATAAAGCTAGCCATACAGCGTTTGCTCAGCGTTGCAGTACGTTTGAGAAGAATAACCCGGGCGGTTGTGATGGTTGCCAATGGAAGGGGCGCATTGGTTCACCTATTGCCCTAGGCAGAGAAATAGTAAAAGCAGAAGAAACTGAGATTCACGAGACACAGGCGTTAGATGACATCGTGACATACAAGGTGCCTTCATACCCATTTCCGTATTTCCGTGGGAAGAACGGTGGCATTTACATAACGATTAAGGATGAAGAAGAATCAGAACCGATCTGTGTATACGAACACGATTTGTATATTGTGAAGCGCATGCACGATCCTGACCCTGCGGTTGGCGAGCTTGTACTAATGCGGTTGCATCTACCTAAAGACGACGTACGGGAATTTACTGTCCCTCTTTCTACCGTAGCAGTAAAAGAAAGATTACGTGAAGCGCTGTCAACAAAAGGCGTTGCAGGGATGCCAAAGCAAATGGATCAACTAATGGCGTTCTTAATGTCATTTATCAAAGAATTGCAGTACAAAGGAAAGGCAGAACTCATGAGAACACAATTTGGCTGGGCGGATAAGAACAGCAAATTTATTATTGGCGATAGAGAGATTAGCAAAGAAGGTACATTCCACAGCCCACCTTCTGCAAATACAAAAGCGTTTGCGGACGTTATGCACCCAAAAGGCACATTAGAGAAATGGAAAGAGGTATTTAACCTGTACGGTGCCCCGGGACTAGAACCCCATGCATTTGCTGCGCTTACTGCGTTTGGCGCGCCGCTTCTTAAGTTCACTGGGCATAGCGGAGCGATCATAAACGTCATTCACAAAGAGTCAGGCACGGGTAAATCTACTGCGTTGTATATGTGCAATAGCGTATACGGACACCCCGACAGACTGGCTGCAATCTGGAAAGACACTCTAGCCGCCAAGATGTTGCACCTAGGGATTATGAACAACCTGCCTTTTACGATTGACGAGATTACCAATATTAGCCCTGCCGAGTTCTCTACATTGGCTTACAGCATGTCGCAAGGTCGTGGTGCCAACAGGTCTAGGTCGGATAAAAACGAGATGCGCATCAACAATACCAACTGGCAGACCATATCGCTGGCTAGTTCAAATGCAAGTTTCTACGAGAAGTTAGGGGTGCACAAGAACAGTCCGGACGGTGAGAGTATGCGCCTATTAGAGTATCAGATCCATCCAAGCAACATCATTCCTGTGCATGTGGCTAAGGAGATGTTTGACCACCAGCTCAAAGAAAACTACGGGCATGCGGGGGACATCTACTGCACCTACTTACTAGGCAACTTAGAAGACACAGTCAGTAACCTGTTAGCAATCCAAGCCAAGATTGATAAAGAGATGCGCCTTACTTCCAAGGAGCGTTTCTGGTCTGCACTTATTGCTTGTAACATAACAGGCGGTTTAGTTGCTCGGATGCTTGGGTTGCACGACTACGATATGAAGGCTGTGTATGCATGGGCTATGCAGATGTTAACCACAGTACGTCAAGACATCGCACCTCCAGCTAATAACGCCGCAGCTATTATTGGTGACTACCTTAACCGTAATATCCAAAGTATGTTGGTTGTAAACAACGAGGTGGATAAGCGCACCAATATGCACTCGGTACCCGTACAAGAGCCACGGGCTGATCTAAAGATACGTTACGAACCCGATACTAAGATGATGTACATCGTAGCCAAGGACTTTAAAAAAGATTGTGTGGAGTCACAAGCCCCATACAAAGAGACACTTAACGAGCTAAAAGCCCGTGGTATTTACGTGAAAGCCGATACCAAGCAGATGTCTAAGGGTATGCGTGTTACATCTCCTGGGGTTCATGCACTCTTCTTTGATTGCTCCGTGCCTGATTTTATCGACATGGATGCGGTCGTTGCGCCAATTGTGGAAAATGCTAGTAGAGCGGATTAGTTACAACGTCAACTGGAGAAACTTTAAGGTAGGGTATTCGATCTTCGTGCCTTGCCTTAATCCTGATGCCGCCAAGAAAGACATCCTGCGTGTTACAAAAAGATTAAAGTTGGAAGTTGTGTTCAAAGTCGTTATCCATGAAGGAGTAAAAGGTTTACGAATATGGAGGATTTAACCTATACTCGAGCACAGAACAGCTCGTCTGTTTCTCCTCGGAAGTTAGCTCCTTCCAATCCTCTTGAACCCCGCCTAGTGCGGGGTCTTTTTTACCGAGCTTTTTCTACTAGAGGGTATATAAACTCTTGATATCTTTCTGGCACAGACAAACCTTGATAGGATTCCCCACGACGTTTTGCACGGGTTTCTAAAGATTTATCAATAGTTTCATCTTCAATAGAGTCAACTACGCCATTTTTCTTATTGTATTTAAGAATATCTGCTAGTACTTTATCAATATTTTTTTCGTACTTCTCGTCATTTTTTTGTTCGTTATTAACGGCTACGTCCAAACGATCAAGTAATTTTTTCTTTTGACTTTCTAATATTGAGGCTTGTTGCTTAGCCATAAAGTTATGTTTTTGTATCTGAGCTAGTTCTGTGCTTCCAAAACCTAAAATTTGCCCAAACAACTTACCAGTTGTAAAGAATTCTTGATCCCTTATCACATCACCTTTAGTTGTTTTAGCGCCTTGTGTAGCAAGTCTAGCTGCAGTAAAACTACCTTTTACAAAAGCAGGTACTACTTTTTCCTGTGCTCTGTCTATTTGACCATTATTCCAATCACGAGCACCCATAGCAAAATTACCACCTACACTAACAAGAGGGCCGCCCATACCTAATATTGCATTTTGATACGCCGCAAATTCATCTTTTGCAGGCATATCATTTTTAAACCACATTCCATCTAAAGCAGTAGATGGGTTAAAGTTAAAATCTGTTATTGCAGACAATGGACCCAATTCAACAGCACGAGCTAAAAGCTTAGCATCATCCGCACTTAAGCCTAAGAAACTAGCTAAACTACTTTCTGGTCCAAAATAACGAGGAATGAACCAAGTTCTAAACCATAAATCTAAGTCTCTAGCACCAAGGGGGTTGCCAGTATCAAACCCAAAAACGTACTGATCGTAATATGGATCATAAAGCTCTTCGTCTTCTTCATCCATTCCAGGACGCATTGCTTCACGTACCGCTTCTACAGCCCCCCAAAGAAGGCTATACATAGGGAATCCTGTAATACCAGCTAAATTAAACGTCATAAATAACGTGCCAAAGAACTTAATAGAAGCTTCTCTGCGTTCTTCCATTGTCGGTAAAATACGAACCATAGTAAGGAAGTTACGGGTTAAATACATAGTCATTTGCAGGGGGTAAGTTAAAAACTGAAATGCTATCCGCCCCGCTGGGTTTTTCATTACCCTAGGTTTGTCATACTGTGTATAGTTAAATAGTGCTTCATTGGTAAGGTCAAAAGCTTTTTTAGTAGCTGCATCAAAAGCAGCTTTATCGTCCATGCCTTTTGCTTTATAGTCCGCATAGGCTAGCTCAAAGCTAGACATAAACATAATTTCGCGGGAAATACGCTCGGCATGATGGAACGCACCTCCTATAAAATTAAAGGCAAATCTAGTACCTCTACCTAAGTACCCTTGATAACGTGTGCTTGGAACCTCAGACATAGCTGTCATATCCCCTGCATAAGTGGACATAAATATGTCTTTGTCATTGGCAAAGTTCCAAGCGTCCTTTAACACTTTTCGATACGCAACGTCTTTGTGCTTAGTAATATAGTTAGAGTCATTAATAGAAGGTTGACCCCATTTGGTAATAATATTTCCATCTGGGTTTTTTACTGGAATACCAAATTTATCCCATAATGCTCCATATCTAGCGGCTGTTTTTAACGTGTTGGCTATACCATATGTAGCACCTAATGTAGGTAGCCCAACCACAGCTAACTGCGTCATTTGCACTATTGCAGACTTAGGAGCTGTTAAAAGCATATAGAACACAATTTTATTACCAACTGTGGCTAACTGATCCCAATTAATACCGTCTTCGTTAGGAGCAGTCGGGGTAATTTCACTTAAGGCTCTAAGACTAATTTCTCTAATAATAGCAGCTAGCTTTAGCTTATCTGGGTTTTGCTGTATCTCTGCATACGCAGCAGCTATGCCATTGCGAATTTTATCTGCGTACCTTAACCGAGCTAATTGATTAGCAGCGGTATGTTGACTGACAATAAAGTTGCGAACTGCATCGGTACTGAAACCAGTTTTACCCTGACGATGTACAAACTTACGACGAATATCTTGGTCTGGTAAAGTCATTAACCACATTTGATACACACTATCTTTAAGTGCGTCAACGTCAGCCGTTTTATTAGTATCTAGCATGTCAAAGATTGTTTTGAGCATGTCGCTAGATTCAATATGCTTTTCTCTTAGTTTGCGAATGTCATTCCCAACATCTATATCGCCGTCGGCAATCATCTGATCTTTGGTGCGTTTATCCCCAGCTCTATTAAGTTCAGCAACGCGGGTTTCAACAGCATTGTTACGAGCAACTTCCCCTTCAAACATATAGAACTCACCACTCTTACCTTTACCTTTACTAAACCAAAAGTTACCAAAACGCATTAGAGGGAAATAAATGTCTAATACTCTAGCTTCTTGGAAAGTCTTAGTAATTGCCGCTATTAAGTTACCTTTGGGGGTAGATGCGTCATTAATGTCCCCTGGTATATTAGAAGCTGCAATTTTTTCTTTTAATATTTGTTCGTGTAAGTTAAATGTTTTTTTGTAGCTATCTCTAGCCATTATGTATAACGCTTGCCCTTCACCTTTTCCAATCTTACCCAATTGTTCCCAACCACCCAAAGTGTATCTTTCACCTGTAATTGAATTAGTATGAGTGCCGCCTTCATAAACTAACTTAATTGCCGCAGTGCGTTCTGTTCTTTCTTTTTTAAGGCTAGCCAAACTTTTAGGTTTGTTTGTTGTTGGGTTTATGGGTGGATTAAGAATGTCTCTTTCTATCCGTTTTAATTCTGGGTCATTTTGTATAGCAGTAGCTGCATCAGGGTATTTACCAGGATCAACTTGTAACAAAGTAGATGCATTTATTAAATCAGCAAGTATTTCCCCACCTTTTTTATACTTGTTATTGTATTTAGTCCAACCTTCAACATCTTCCGCTAGTTTACGAATCATTAATGTCCGCATGCCAGCCATATCTTGCACAGCATCATTAATAACTTTTAAATTACTAATGCTATCTCCTGCCCAACGAGTAATGTCTGTAGTTGTAAGCGTGGGTAATATTTTTCTTAACTTACCTACATCTAAAGCGTTATAAACAGCTTTTAGTAGTTTAAGAGCGTCAGAAAAATTTCTTGTTTGCAACATTAATTCGCCAATAGAAGCATTTAATTCAGTGTTTGTTTTTGAACGCCCTACTTTTCTAAGCAAGTTTTCTACCATCTTTAATTGCTTAGGTGCTTTTGGTGGCTTAGGTGCTTTAGGTTGTTTTGCTTTAGCCGCTGACGGTGCACCCATTGCAATTGCTTCTTGCTCTGGAGTAATAGATATATCCAGTAGCTTGTTAGTAACAATCATTAAGTCTTGCAGGGCGGACTTATGTTTCTCGTCCATATTAAACATCTTGCGCAAGCTTTGTACAAACTTATTAAACAGTTTGCTAATAAATCCAGGTGCTTCACCAGCGTACTCACCAGGAGCCGCTAAAAGAAAATCTTGCATTACAGGAAGAGACAGTCCGTAAGCTACAAACTCTTTAACGTCAGTAAACGCAACATAAGGAATTGCTTCCATTTCAGGAAGAAGCATCCCTGCCTCATTAAGTTGGTCGTATAGCTTCTTAGCCTCATCCATGGTTTCGTACAACTCTGCAACAGCAACTCGCAGATCATTAGGGATTGGCTTCCCTGCGTTCTTTAACAAAATATAAGTATTAATTTTGGCAATGGTTGCCGCATGCAGAGCTTCGTGTAACACAACAGTATTGTTAATACCGCCTTCACGCATTACATAAATAGTTTTTGTCTCAGGATCAAAAAGGCCCGCTGCCCCATCCATAAAACTTTGTAGTCTAGGAGTAGGCATATCCGCAGCACTGTCTACTATGACAAACTTAATCCCATTAAGGAATGGCGCAAGGCGCTGGGCTAAAGCCTTTTCAAACGCGTTGCTATTTTTTGATTTAGCTATGTAATTAATAGCGCCTTGAGCAAAAGTAAACTTCTCAAACGCTACGTTGTCTTGTCCATTAGTGGACTCAATAATTTCGGAACGGCTAGGTGTGCCCAATTTTTGCTTGGCTTCGTGTCTTTGCTTACCAAGCTCACGTTCTTGAGGATCAGCTTTATTAAGTAAGGCAGTAGCTCTTCTACCCGCAGCTTTATTCTTTTGGTCTGGGTCAACAGCTAAACTATGTGCAATTGAAAGAGCGTCTATGCGTTCTTCTCTTAGTCCAAACAAAGCATCTTGAGCTTCTTTCTCAGTACCAGAATTCTCAATAATGGCTTGCTCATCAACTACTTTGTTTAGAACCTTCTCAGCTTTAGTAACTTCAGTAATAGCATTGCGACCTATCTCTTGACGCCCTTTACGATATGCGGCAGCGGCAGCTTGTTGCTCTGGGGTTTTGTCTGCCTTTGGTCTGCCTCTTGGCTTACCCATTTTAACCGGGGGTTTTCCATCTTCTGTAGTATCTGTAGTATCTGTAGTATCTGTAGTATCTGTAGTATCTGTAGATGATAAAGTTGTGCCTTCGGCTATATCTTCTAGTGCCCTTAACTCATCTATTAAAGCAAGACCCTGCTCACGGGTATATTTATCTCCAAAGTCTTCAGCCTCAATGATGTTCTTTATTTCAGCACGTCTTTGTTCTTGTTCAGGAGTTAATGCGCTTGTTGGGGTAGGTGCACCCATACCAGCCTCAACTTGTTTTTGACGTAGGCTTTCTGTAGCAAGAGCAGTTATTTGCTCCTCTGTCATCTGCGGATACTTAGCTTTTAGCCCGGCAACTAATGTATCGAGTTCAGTTCCTTCTCCGCTTCCAACAGCAGTAGTAGTTGTGCCAGCTGCTCCCAGGTCGCCTCCGGTAGTGTCAACAGTTCCGGTGTCGGTCTCGCTTGGTTTGCCAGACACAGAAACGCCTGATTGATCTGTTCCACCGATAGTTGACTCAGTTCCATCTAATAGTTCCCCTTGCAAAATAGCGTTGCCTGCGGCTTCATAAGCTTCTTTTTCAGTATAAGGACGTCCACCTGTCCCATCTTTTTTTGTTGTTTTAGGGTTTATTGTGTTTTTTAATCTTTCAACTTCATCGTTAAACTGTTCGCCTAAAGCATCCATAGCGCCAGGAGCATTAAGCTTATCAAGTATTTGCAGCTGCTTTGCTTTTGTCTCTTCTGCTTTTGCTTGATTTTGTTCAGCTTGAACTTGGGCTATTCTTGCAACTGTATTTATTGTAGTACCAGCAGGGCCACCAGCAGCTTCAGCAGCGGCAGCGTTAGCAACACGTTTTATATTTTCTTTGCTAAACGCTTCACCTTCTTGTTCTTTTAAATAGCGTTGCCCCGCAATTTGTGTTATTTCTTGTCCACCACCAGTAAGACCTTCTTCAATAATATCTCTAGGCGCCCCTTTAATGCCACCTACTAGGGCTTCTTTTTTGGTTAAGTACTTAACACCTTCTTTACCCGCTCTGGCACGTAAAATAGAACCCACAGGACCAGCAAGATCTAATGCACCTGAAGCTAAACCAACTGCCATTGTGGTGTTAGTTGTGTCTCTAATGTACTTTTCTATCTCATTAGCTTGTTGTTCAGGAGGCAAGTCTTTAACTTTATTTTGAATAAACTCAAGGCGATTACCAACAGTCTCACCAACACCCATCGTAGTACCAAGAGCCAATGCACCCGCGCCACCTGTAGTTACTGCGGCTAACATAATAGGCGCAAGTTGTACAACGCCAGAGCCTACGTTGAACGCAAGCCAGTTTCCAAAATCTTTAGCTGTGCTTATATCTGTAGCGTCAGGAGTAACACCTTTAACTTTTTCAGCGTCAGCTTGGTATTGTTTAAACAAACTAAGTGATTCTTTTATAAACCCTTGACGCTTGTCAATAATTCCTTGCTGATTTTGTTTCATTTGCTCCCTTGCTTCGGGAGACTTAGCGGCTAGATACATTCTTACTTGGTCTTTTGGCAGCCCAAGCCCTTCAGCATCAGCAAGAGAAGTTATCTTGCCTTCATCAATCTGTTTGTATACATTAAGGTTTTGGATTGCGCTACCAATAAAGTTAGCGTCTTTAAGAAGGTTGACTCCAGTAGCCATGGATTTAAGGCCAATAACACCAGCTTTTGTACCTTTTCCAAACTCACTACCCATAGCTAAGTCAGATGAAGGTTTAGGTTGTGCTGCAACTGTAGGAACAGTGGGCGCAGTAGCTTCAACTTGGTTAGATACCTGTTCTTCTGGGCTAATTATGGGTGCAACTTCTGTTGTTGGTGCTGCTGTAGGGGCGGCTTTAGGGGTACCAAGAACTTGCCACTCGTTGTTAACTAAAAACGCACGTTGCCCTGTTTTAGGGTTGGTTGCTGTCTCACTAGGTGGCACCCATTGACCGCCAACAAGAAACAACTTTTCCCCTGTAGTGGGGTTAGTAGCGCTTTCATAAGCCATAATTATGTTTAAGTTTTATCTGGTTTAAATCCTGGGGGCAGAGCAGGTTTCTCACCGCCGCCACCGCCTTTGCCGCCACCACTACCGCCTGCAGAAGAAGCCCTATTTTTTATTTTAGCTACTTCTTCATTATATAATTGTTTTTTATAGTCATTAGCAAGAGTAGTTTTTTTGCCTTCCTTAGCATTTAGAGCGTCTTGTCTCTTAAAGTTTTCATATTCTCTTCGAGCATCACCTTGCATAAAACTTAACCGTGTTTTTACCGCTTCTTCAGCTTCTTTAGATACATTAACATTTAGCTGACCTCCTGCAATATCTACACGTGCAAGTTGAGCTTGTTGTACTTTAGTTAAGTAGTCGTTTCTACCTTCAAGAAGAATAATTTCTTCAGGTCTATTGTCGTTGTTAGCCCTTGCGTTTGCTAAAAAAGCTCTTGCATGGTTTTCTGCTTTATCTGCTATAGAAGCTCTTGTATCCGCAACTCGTTCTTTGCTGAGGCGGTCTTCTGCTTTCTCAAACATTGCATTGCCACCAGTAATATCACCTAGTTTCATTAGGCGTTCACCTTCAGCAATTTCAGCAAGACCTTTAGCCACATCACCACGACGACCTCTAAGTCCTTCTTGGCGGGCTATCATCCCTGGTAATGTTGCTTGACCTGCTCTAGCACCTGCTAACGCTAATGAACCTGGTTGAGTAGCTAGGTTAAGACCAAAGTTTAATAAGTCATACCCTCTAGCTTGTTTCTCAGCATCTCCTAGGGCAGCTTGTTCTTTAGTGTAAAACTCACCTAGTGCAGCTTTGGGCGCACCAACACCAGCAGTTTCACGTTGCTTTCTAACAAAGTTTTCATATTGTTGACGAGCAAGAAAGTCTTGTTGCAAACGTTTTGCCTCAGCTTCATCTAACTCAACTTCACCCTGATTAGCAAAAGCCACAATACCGCCACTGGCGGCACTTAACATATCCATAGACCCAGCAGGTGCGGCAGGTAAACCAGCTCGCTCAGTTACAGGAGTGGGCAAGCCACGCTGTTGATCTTGTGCAATAGACTGTTGGGCTTGTGCTTCAGCCTGCTCTCTTACCTTTTGCTCTTGTAGTATCTGTATTGCCATGGCACGAATTTCTTCGCTAGGGCTAGTCTGAGCTACTTTTTGCAACTGGTCAGCTGGCATCATTTCTAATTTGGCACGAATACCACGAACTACTGAGCTATCAGGGTTAGACTGAACCATCCCTCTATTAGCGTAGTTTGTAACACCCCCAGCGGCTAAACCTTTGATAGTTCCCCCCTCTGCAAACAAACCAGCTTGCTTAGCACCAGCAGCGCCAGCTAAAAGACCAAGACCTTGATTAAGTTGAGAAGGTTGAGCTTGGTAAGTTTGCGTAGTGGTTGCTTGCATTGGCAAACCACGCAACATATTTGACATGAAGCCAAGTTGCATAAGTGGGTATTGCTGTTGTGTAGCGTAGTCTTGGATAGCTTGATTAATCTTGGCTTGCTCAAGGGCTTGTTGCTCTTTACCCATTTGGGACTGCATACCAATAATATCTCTTTGTGCACCTAACCGAGCACCGCCTAATTGCCCTAACTGACTAGCCATTTGACCAAACTGACCTAGACCTTGAAGCCCAGCCTGTTGACCTTGCAAGCCTAATTGAGCCCCAAACTGTTGTTGGCGTTGCGCATCTTCAAATGCTTTTTGTGATCCTGTAGCGGCAATACCTTGTAATTGACTACCTAACGAACGCTCAGCTTCTGCTTCCATAATGGCTTGACGGCTACCACCAAAAGCACCTTGACCTACAGCTTGTCTAGCTCGCATGGGTCTAGCAATATTGTAATCACGCAATGCTTGTGACTTCTGGTAGTCCACCACGTTTTGCATATAAGGGGACATATACCCCTGCATAGCCATTGGATCTTGAGCTTGCTGCGCAAAGTTTTGACCAGCGTTAGCCATTTGTCCTGATAAACCTAAAGCCCCAAGACCTGCTAAACCAGTCATTTGAGTAGCTTGACCGTATTCACCAGGAACTTGCAACTGCCCAGTAGCTTGTTGAGCTTGTTGTTGCATCGGGCTAAAGCCCGCAAAATAGTTATTTACATCAGTACTATAAGGCTTGTAAGGTTTAAACCCAGTAATATCAAAACCACCACCCTCAGTTGGAGTGCCTTCAAATAACTGTTTCTGGGTAGCACCCAGCATTGTGGTTACGTACGGTTTTGCATACTCAGGAATATTAGTGTTATAAGTTGTTGACTGCTGGGGTCCACCGCCACCGCCACCGCCACCACCGCCATAAATGCGCCCGCCGCCAACTTTGTTAACGGTAACAGAATCTCCTAGGGGTTCCCCTAGAGCATATAACTGGCGGCGTGAATAATTCATAATTTTCCCTTACAACATCTTAGTAAATATTTTATCTGTATGCTTGTATCCTAAATACTCAAACAATTTAGAGTTGTCCAAATGTACTTTAGTGTGGATTACAACCCTATTTACTCCACGCTCTTTTAAAACTTGTTCAGCGTACTGAAACAACCTAATCCCTACTCGACCTTTTCTGTATTCTTTTTTAACAAAATACAAATCTTCAAAAGCCGTCAAGCAATCTTTATAATGCAAATGAGGCTGGATATAAAAAATAACATATCCAACTAACTCACCATCTGCCCTACAAGTAATAGTCCTTAATAAACCTGCTTCCCCCATCTGCCTATAGGCATCGTAATTTGGATTGGCAGGGTAATCTTTTGTTACACATAACTCATCATAATGCTCAGGAAATAACTTTTCAAACTCGGGTATAAAGTCAAGTCCGTTAACGTCTTCGTATGTAAGTGTTGTCATGCTGGTAAGTATTTGCCTGCCTTAACTTGAGGTGCTTGTTTCTTTTTGCCTGTACGAGCTTTACGAATTTTATCCATCATGCCATATAACTTTTTAGCGCCAGCATCTGTAGAGCCATTACCTAAATGGGATACAACATCAGCCGGGACAACAAACTCCCCATCAGCCAACCGTGCTGGCTGTTTTCCAGCAATAGTAGCAGGGATAGAGTCAGACATACCATCCCCAGGTCCTTTAAGCATTCTGCCACCATCAGAGTATCCCCCTAAATGAGACATCATTCCACCTTTAGCGGCTTCAGTAATGTCTTGAGTAGCACCACTTATATCTCCTAAACCCTTAATAGCAGTCTTAGGGAGAGCTACAGTTTTAATACCAGCACCTTTACTGGCTTTGCCTAAACGAATCATAGCGGCAGTCAGCGCATCTTTTCTAGCTGTATCTACGTCAGTATCTCTAAAAATACCTGTACGTGGAATTCCAACGCTTTCTGGCAACGGACTCATTTGCTGCTCTTGCCTGTTTATATAGTCTTGTAATACATTAACTTGCCCTTTGTTTCTGTAACGAGCAATACCACCAGAAGCCATAGATTGTTGTGGCATAACAGCTAGTTGTGGTTGATACATGTGGTTTTGTGGGCCCATACCAGGTCCGCCAGTTGCTGGCATTCCCATAAATGGTAGAGACATTGGTAAAATCGTTGATGGAGCCATACTAGATCCGACAGTCGCTGCTCCTGGGGATGCTTGTGAAGCCATATTGCCCTGATTTAAATTAACAGTGCCTTGCAAATTTATTTGTCCGCCAGGAGCATAACGAGCAATGCCACCTTCCGCCATTAGCATAGGGTTTGAACGCTCATAGGCAGGGGTTTCCGACATTAATTCTGCACTTACTGGGCGCTGGGTAGGGGTAGCGTATTGAGTCTTGTCAATCATCCCTTGGGGGTACATGCCGCCTTGTGGGTTCATAGCCGTGTTCATCATGCTCATGCGCTCAACTGGACCTCCACCACCTTGTAAAGAGGTAATTCCACCCGAAGCATATTGAGCACTATAGTAGGGATTAGGTCTTGGAGCCTCGTAGGCTTGATAATTAGGGCTTAATCTGTAACCTTTTAAATACCTATCGTATTCATCTTCGGTATAACCAGCAGGTGCTTTTTGTTCTTTATTAAGAAATTCAGGTACGAGTGCACTACCCAACGTAAGAGCGTTGTCTTTAAGGAACGTACCAGCAGCGCTTGGGCTACTAAATACTTCTCCTATACCTTTGCTTATATTACTTGCTGTAGTGCCCGTCTGGGCTGCACTTGCTCTACCTAAAGAACCCATATATTGTTCTGGAGTAGACCCACTTTTTATAGCTTCAGGAAGCCCTGCTTGAGAAGATGATATTTGTTCTGGGGTTAATCCTGGAAAATTCTGTGGGGTAATGTAGTTTTGTGCGGTTTCAAGAGTTTGAGCTAGTTGAGGTTCTACCATGCCACGGCTTGCGTCCATAACCTGATTGCTTAGACCTGATTTAATAGCCTCTTCATTAACTTTTTTAAAACCCTCGGTAGATGCTGTCCCAACTGCTTCTGCAGCAGCTTCTCCACCTAAAGCCCCTAAGCTAGTACCTAATCCAGCACCGCCATAAGCACCCAAACCTGCCATAAGACCTTTGGTAATACTACCCGTAGCTACGCCATAACCTCCACCAACTATTAAAGCTGCAGCTAAAGGACTAAGAGCACCTCCAGAACCAACAGTTAGAGCTGCACCTGCTACCATAGGGAGCATTCTTTTTAAGAAGCCCGCTTCTACTAGACCTGTATCAGGGTTAATTGTGAGCGAACCGCCACGAGCCATAGCTAAAGCCTGAAGACCTTTTATCTCACCCTTAGTCATGTGGACTAATTCGGTGTCACCTCCACGACCATAGGAGGCTAAATGTTGGGCTGCTGCATGGCTCATAAGAACCTCACGGGGTTGAATTGATTGAAGTTTATCAT